TTGATCGTCGCTGCGTTGCTGGTTGAGGTAATTGCAGTTTCGTCTTCGACCACACCGGCGTCGAAGATCACGACGCCGTTTGCATCAGCCGTGACGACCTTGCTGGCCTCGGACGTGCCGAGCAGCGTGATGTCAAGGTAGTTGACTTCCGCAGCTGTCGCAGTGACGCCGTCAAGGATGTTTAACTCAGCCGTTGTGATCGTCGCCCCGTCAAGGATGGCAAACTCTACGTTAGTCACACCGCCGAGAAGCGTATCAAGCGCATCCCAGTTTGCGTTCAGCTTCGTTCCCCAAGTGTCTTCGGAAGCGCCGACCTCTGGCTTTACGAACGTGTAATTGGTTGTGGTTCCGTCAGCCATTATGCGGCCCTTTCCAAATAATCTGCATCAGTCCAGCTTGTGACTGGGTCGGACGCGTTGATCCACTTATACCGCGCAGATACTGGCGCGGCTATGCTTATGTCATCTGAGGCCGACATCAACCTAACCCGGTTATACGATATTTGCGGCGAAATTGAAACTGCATCAACGACAGCGCCCACGATTGCCATGAATCCCTGCGATGTTGACGCAAAAGCCACGCTCGCAGCAACTTCACTTTGACGAACAGCAACCGCAGAGCAAGACGCCCCAACGCCAATGTTGGCAGACGCGCTCGCATCTTTTGTGCTGTAGTTTTCGCCATAGACAAACGTGCCGTATGTTGAAAGGCCGTATCCGGGACGGAAGCCCACATCCACGTCGTATTTGACGGCAGATACAGACATGATGCCGCCGAGGCTGGCAACCGCCGATCCCTGCGCCACGCGAACGGGCGTTGGATTGGATGCCACAAGCCCCACAGACGCCGCACAGGACGCCTCAACGATAGTTACTGCACTCGCAGACACGGAAAATGAAACACCGACCGCAGCAGCAGCCTGTGTCGTCTCTGGCACACCATAAGCACCAGACCCGTGAACACCCGTGTCATATGTTGAGCGCAGCGCCATCAGCTTGCCGTGATGTCAAGGTCGCCGGTTGGGATGCGAAAAACGTCGCCGTCATTGATGGCTTTCGCAACGGACAGCGCCGAATGTACGATCATGTTGCCGCTGGTTGACGCATCCATGATGCCAATGTGGCTGACTGTACCCCAATTGCCGCCGTTTGCAGCGGGAAACTCAACAGCGGCAGAGTTTGACGCCGTGTCGCCGGTGACGGTGAATGTCACTGCCGTGCGGGCGTAATCAAAGCCAGACACCTCAGTGCCAGCCGTGCCGGTGTCGGTAGGGTCAGACGTGAACAGACCGATATACCAAACTGTCGGGCGCGTTACGCTCCCAGTCGTCAGCAGGTATTGCAGCGTGCTTGTCTCAAATGCGTTTGTCAAAGACATGGTTGTCTCTCCATCAGATATATCTGGCGCAATTATACACCATGCTGGGTTTAATAGCTAGTGACGCGCATCCTAAGGCCAGAGCCTGCAAACCGCGTGTTGTCAGAAGCAAGCTGCAATGAATTAAGCCCTTGAGAATACAACGCAGCCCACGTCTGCAAGCGGGCATCGTCGATGAGATACGGGGCCGATTGCATCAGCGATCCGTATAGATAAACGTCAGGCGCGGTTCGCAACAGCCAGTTGGCTGCGTTCGTGCCGCTCAGAGCAGGCGTCCGCTTGTAGTATGTCAACTGCATTGGATATTCTGCGTCCGGCGTTGGGAACACCTCAATGCTGTCACCGATGTTTGAATAGAACCGAGGCTTGCCCGGCGTGTCCATTGTGTTTTGGCGATACTCAAGCATGTCGTCGCGGGACACCAATTCCAGCCGCACAGCGTCGTTTGACGTGATGGCGAACCGAATTGTCTCCATCCAGTCTGGCGGCATCTGAACATACCGGCTGTCAAGCGTGGCATCGGATCGCTCAACCATGTTGTAATGGCGAAGATCCCGATCAATGCCAGCTTCGGCCAGCGCAATGAAATCAGGGATTACCGCCGCAAGGTCGTCGCGGTTAAGCCAGTTTCCGATTGATGTCTGCAATTCTGAATATGTGCTGATCGCCATTACTTAGGCTTCTTTGCTGTCTTAGCAGATGCTTTGAACGCAGCCGCCGTTGGTGCGCCCTTGGTGCCAACCTTGCGCATCTTCTCGCCAGATCCAGCCTTGATGCGGGCTTTCTTGGCGGCAATGTTTGCATAAAGACCCTTGGCCATCACTTCTTTCCTTTTGCGAGACAACGGCCAGCGGCCTTGCATTTGCCAGGTGTCGGACAACCCTTGCAGGTTTTGAACATAGGCGCTTTGGTGGGTTTCCGCATGTCAGTCTCCATGAGGCGATTTCTTTATGCCCGCTGGCATACCATATCCCAGCCCGTCACGCTAGACCGCGCAGGTTCCGTCTGATCGGTTCGTTCTTGGTCGCGCTCTCACCACGGGCTGTTGGTGCGAAGACAGCCACAAGGCCAGCAGCATCGGCGCAGTGACTAGCCCAGTCGTGATCTGGCCCCAAGCCAATCTCGCGCTTGTCGTCCCATTTCTCGTGATACCATGACAGCGCCTCACGCCCGGCAACCGTTGCGTCCTCGTTGAACCGACACTGCGGGAACATGGACCGCAGCGCGTAGATTCGCTGGACGGCAGCGCCCTTGCCTTGGTTCGGCACCACATACGTTGCGAACCCAGCCTCTCGCAGAAACTTCTCCGGCGTCACGCTGTAAACGTTGTCGTGCTTGACCCCATCGTGCGGCAGAACGCAGGTCGCATCCGCATAGTTGTTTTCACGCAGCCAATTGACGTGCGCCTCGAATGCCTGGCCGACAGCCTCGTAGTAATCCAGCCAGCGGATCTCCTCACCGACATACTGCACGATCCACATTGCCGTGGCATCCGCCGAAGATGATGTCGAGCCAATGTCCCAGACCGCATAGACCTTGTTCATGCCGTGCTTGTTGTAGAACCCGATCCGGTTTTCCTTGCGCGCCACATCCAGCAGATCGGCATAATACGCCCCCTTCAACGCCCGCAGATATGCGCCTTCCCAAACGTGATCGTAGACAGCCTTATCCAGCGTCTTTTCTTGCTGTTCACGCAGCGCCTTTAGGCCATCGGGGAAATATGGGTTGTCGCGCCAGTTGATCTCCGCTGAGAACAGGCCCGGCGGATTGTCTTGGCGGAAACGCCTGTCAACCGGGCTGCGTTCCGTCTTTGGGTTCCACAGCGCCCAGATCTCGGACTTAGGCTGGCGAAACACCGTTGCCTCAAGTGCAAGCCATGACCCTTCTGGAATGTCCTCGGCTTCCTCAACGATGGTCAGATCAATCTTGGCCAGCGACTTGATGGATTGTTCGTTGCGGCGCAGACCCCGAAAAATAAACTCCGTTCCGTTTGACCCTCGGATGTAATCCACGCCAACATCGTAGTGCGCTTCCAGCCACGGGTGCGCCTCGATCGCCGCCTTGATCTCGGCGTGCATGGATTGCTTGATGCTGGCCTGAAACTCTCGGACGCACAAGATCCGCAATGGCTCTGCGTAGCCCCACACAGCGGCCATGAGAGACGCATTGAAAGACTTGCCAGAATTATGGTTTACGATGCCGTTGGATAAATAATTGTTTGTCCCAAATACGTGCAAGTCCCAGTATTTAAGGCGGCTGTGCTTGCGGATGCTCTCCACCTTTGATACCTTAAAGTCACCACAACCATGAAAGGCATCAAAAGATGGAAAGCTATTCCGAACGTCGCGCCCAAAAATGCCGTGAAGCATTTTCGGGATTTCAGCCTGATTTCTCAAGCTGCCGAGACCCAGAACTGGCGCGAACGATACTTGATCTTGCACGCGAAGGGAAGACGTCTGCCCAGATAGCACAGGTGGCAGGCAAAACACCAAAGGCAATTCAGAAATTCTTTCGCCGATACGATTTCCCCAACCTGCACAACATTGAAGTGCGGAGGATGCAAGAGCAGCCAATGTGGAACGGCGGCGAGAAGCTGATGAAGGGTTACATCTATCGGCGCGTCCCAGATCACCCGAATGGGACAAAACATGGCAACTATGTCGCCGTGCATCGCTTGGTGATGGAGCGAAAACTAGGTAGGTATCTTCTTCCGACCGAAGTTGTGGATCACATTGACGGCAACATTCAGAACAATCACCCTGACAATTTGCGTGTGTTTTCCAGCAACGCGGAGCATCTTCGGGAAACCCTGAAGGGAAAGCGCCCAAATTGGAGCGCCGCCGGAAAACGTCAAATTTCTGACGGGAAGAAAGAATACTGGATCCAATGGCGAGAGAACAAAGCTCACGCCATCCGTCAGGAGTAAGAAATTTGTGCTGGTCGGTGGCGACAATGCTACGGCCATTGTCCAGCGCGACTTCAAACAAGTCCTCCTCAGTAAACTCCGTAGCTGGCGTCGCTTGGGAAACAACTATTTTCCCTTCAGACCACGAGTAAACACTGCCGCCCTTAAATTCTGAAACCTTCACTTGACCAGACGGCGTGTCAATCAATGCGTCTGGATGCAGACACCCTCGGCCACCGTAGATCGCCCGATACCGTGCAGCGCCCCTGTTTGGCGACAGGACAGGCACCAGCTTCGGCGGAAGTTTAATCGTCGCGTTTGTCATCAGCCGATGCGGCCTCGATGATTATGCGCGTGGGCGACATGCTCCCGTCGGTGCTGGACAAGTCAACCGCGCTTTTTTCCGTCCATCCTGCAACACGCCCCAGCACGAATTTTGCCGCGTCCAAGCTATTGTCGGCCAGGCTGTCAATCAGCACGCGGACAGCATCGCCCTTCAACCGTTCGCGTCCTGTCATTATCTCGTATCTAAAATGCTTGCGCAGCGTGTCGTCATGAAGGTTGAGACATTCTGCGATCTTTTCAATCGCTGTCCCCGCCATAACTGCCCGTTCAACAAATATCCGGTCAGCCTCTTTAATTTTGTATCGCTTGCCCTGTGCCATCAGTCCCACCCACTAATCCGTTGTTGCGGCTGTTGCGATTTCACTTGATCGGCAATGTCAAAATCCTTGAACGCTCCGTAGCTGTCGGCGGACGGTTGTGCGAAGTGATGGTCCACAACCTGCTTAAGGTATCCCCCAATCGGGCTGCCCTCGCTCAACTCGTAAAACTCAATCCGTGCGTTCAGGTTTAAGTTCATGGACGTGCGAACCGCCACGCTAAAATCCTCGTTTTCGAGCAAGATAAATTTAGCGTGGAACCGGGCCAGGCGAACACTGTCCTGCCCGAATTTATCTAGCAGGCTGCGATAGTATTTACCCTGCCGCGCCGGAAAGCTGCGGTCCACAAGCCAACGCATTGCAAGAATATTCTTGTCGCCGAGCATGTCAAACGCCTGCTTTATTTCAGCAGCAGCAGCGGTCCATGTTCCTATGTCGATATGGCAAGGCCCTATTTCCCGCGCAATGTGGCGCAGAATATCAATCATTGAAAAGTCGCCTTTGGTAAGCCCAAAAATGTCGCACCCCTTAGTGATAGGTCCGATGCAGCGCGCCGCGCTTTCCCCGCGCGTGCCGTGCCGAAAGTCGCGCGTCACATTATCACGTCGTACACTTTCGGCATTAACAGCAGGTCGTGGTCCAATCGGCATCATTGGTTTTCCTTTACGGTCGCTAGCGCCAAGGTAACATTTTCCAGGGCTAAATCAATATCAGACTGCACGGATGCAGCAATGGCGGCAGGCAACCAGCCCGCGACGTATCGCAGACCAGCCTTTTCGAGGATGCGCACCTTGCGGGGGCGGGTAAGTGTCACGATGCCACCAGACCCAGGGCATCGGCGTGCCACGCGCCTACGGTGATGTTGTCGGTGTAGCTGTTTGCAACTGCGGCGTGGCAATTCTGCATGTGGCTGTCCCAGTCGTCGCGACCTAGACCGCGCCCGTTGCCAGTGCTGATTTCCCAGATCGCGGTTGCGATTGCAGATGCGTTCATTTCGTATTGATGTTTGGTCATGTCAGTGTCTCCGGTTGTGGGGTGGGCGGGGCTTAGGGTTTTAGGCGGCAGTGGCGGTATAGTCGATGCCCCATCCCGGAATAAACATGCTGCCGGTTTCAATCAGTTTTGCGGCGCGCGGCCCCATTTCATCGCGCAGTTCAGATTCCGTAGATGTCCACTCCTCCATAACTCTGCCCGAAACACGCTCAGTTTTTGTGATTTTGTAGGTTGTCATCTTCGTATCTCCCGTGGGCCGCGACCATCGCCGCCCTTAGGAATACAATATCGTGCCGCGTAACGCATTGCAAGATAAATCGCACCGCATGTCACAGCACGGCCCTATTTTTGCGCGGTTTTGTAGTTGGCACGCCCTTGGCCGCGAATGCTACCGTGCAGTCAGTCACGCGCGTGCTGGGGTCGAGACCTGCCATGCTGATCACGTCCCCATCGTTCCGCGAGTTTACCCACAGTGCAAGGTTGTTCAGCGCCGGACAAAGCTGGCCCGGAATTGTGTGTCTATGTCAGTCATAGGTTGGTCGCCTCTCTCATTTTATTGGTTATCGCGTCGGCCTGTGCCTTTTGGATGCGGGCTGATGCTGC